CCGCTTTGTATCGCGAAGGTGCTTTGAGGTGAGTCCTACGAGAGAGTAAGCCACGCGCAAAGTTGGTTACATTTGTTGCTGATTGAATTGACACACCACAAAGGCGCACCATCTCCGAATAGAAATCCGTTACATTGCGCGCTTCATCAATGCCACGAAGTAGCACTGTGTCAAGCAAACAGTAGTCAACAAACTCGGACCAATACTCATACCAACCGTTGTGGACTGTCATGCCCTCAATCTCCTCGGTGAGTTTTGAACCAAGCCCCAACTCTTCTGCAATGGTATTCAACTTGAGGTTTGGTAGTTGACCGCCACCACTGTCTTTCCATACTCGCTCAAACCCTGTGCCACTTGTAGCGGGCGCGGCAGTGTCAAACTGCCACCGACCTGCGATGGGTTGGTCTGTTGGATGGTATCGCTGTCCCTTCTTTGGGTAGCGGATAATGCCAAGTGGACTCAACTTAGATGCCCCGCCCCAACCATAGATTTTGTCAAGGCGTTCTATCATATGTGGTATGTCAAAGAATGTTCCTGCGTGAGCAATCATCATGTCGGGGTTGCGTTCTTGGAGAAACGCAATGAATGCATGATACAATTCTCGTTCCGAATTAAAAAGTTCAATGTCAAATGTTGTATCACGAACCTTTCTATCCAAAATGCGATACGCGTTTGTTGGATTATCAAGTTTGTCAAGGTAAGGACAATTGGTTCTCTCATCAGCCCATGCGAAAACAACAGGCTTCTTGAGGTCGGAATCAATAACAGCAATGACAGTAGTGAAGTTGTCGTCGCCGGTATTACATTCAATATCATACCACCACTTGCGCGGTTTCCACTTCGGCATCTCGGCTACATTCTCAATGAGGTATTGGTCAGCATACCGAACATCGGCTTCATAGGTGCGAGCAAACATGTCGCGCATTCTGCTGATGTCAAAAGGTGAGTTGGTGCTTACTCGGTAAAGTGCTACACCATCAAGACCCTCGTAGCGGGTTTCTGTGTCAATCCTCGCTTGAGGATATGAACGCCTTAATGCTTTGATTCGGAACTCCGGTGTTGATTGCGGGACAAAGAAAGACGGAAGGTAGCCTTCAACTCTCTCTTCTATCAACTCTCCCTTGTCATCACGGTGTCGCTTGTAAATGGTAGGTGCTTCATCATCATGGTATATTGCGTCAACAATCATCAGTTTACCCCCTGTTGGTGTTTCAAAATCAGTAGTGTGTCTTCCTCTTGGTGGTCTAACACAAGTGCAGATTGCTCACCCATATAGAAGTCAACAATTCCACTATCCATACAGCGCAAGGTGCTTGGCAGATGCGAACCAAAGTATGTCGTGGTTTCAATATCACCCCAAACACTTGCCAAATCAATAGTGCGACTCATGTTCGCGCCACCAACAATGTTCCCCATCGTGATAACCATTTCAGCATCAGTAGGATTGACACGAACACGACAGGGTGCTTCTTTACCTGCGACCTTGACTCCAACTTCCATACCCTTCATCTCAATGACATTGATGTTGCCGTTGACATTCAGTGGCGATGGTCCAATCTTGGTGAAGTTGTTGTTTCTCATCTCTTGGATTGCCGCTTTCGCGCGGTCAACAGTCATCGCTGAACGAATGTGTGTATGGCTTGGAATGTTCAAAGCGTTGTTCCCAATTTTCAAATTGAAAGAGCCTTCCCATTGAGTCATTATACATAGGTCTTGCGAAGATGCTTTAAGGAATGTCGCGACTTTAGACACATCATTCACATACACTTTGCCGGGACGATACTTCACTTCGTTCGCCACCATGATACCGATACTCTTCTCGCAGTAGTGCGTTGGTGTATCAACCGCGCCATAGATGCGGTTATCTTTGATTTCAAGTAGCATGTCTTCTATGTTCTCTCCGAACCCATTGATGAATCCGAGTAGTTTCTTTCTGTCAATTATTGCTTGGGCCATTTTGGTTCATCTCCAAATCTTTTGATATGTTCAATCCTACACTCCGGGCATAGTGGTCTTCCTTGATGCCACTTATCATCATCCATCATTCTCACCGGAGGCGGTGTGTATTCCTTCGCGTTACGGCAAAGGTAATTGGATGATGTTAGGTGGCTTGATACGCTAATGTGAATCGGATATTTAGACGCGTCCGGCAATTTAGCGGCCATCGTCATCACCCTCATTCGGTTCACTGCTTGGCACATACCTTAGACAAAGACAACTGTAATTCTGTGTTACGCGCTCTTGAACGCCGTTGTTAGAAACAATCTTCACTTCCTCAACCTCACCTGTCCCACCGCAAGATTTGCAATTAGGGTCGGCTACAACGGTCATGTGATTAAAGATACAGTCGCATGGTTCTTTCTCAATATCAATCTCCATCTCGCCATCGTAGGAAGAGAAACGGGTTGTTTGTATGTAAATGAACCCTTCACCTCCACATTCCATACACGCAGGGTCGGGAATGTAAGGAGGGTATTTCTCACTCAACGGGGCATCGGAGTCAATATGAACACCGCGCGGTCTGCTTTTGTCGTGTGCAGGTGTGCCGGTTTTCGGCCACTCTTCTGTGTAGTCATCGTCCGCCATCAAATGCCGCCCTCACGAAGTTCCGGTAGTCCATACCATTCGGGGGATTCGCCCTTCTTGGTTCTCATGATAAGTCGTCGTTGGTCTAACAATTCCGGGTTTGTGCGACACTTGACAAACTCAACTTCGTAGCGAACCTCGCCGGTTGGGGCGTTGTTCTCGTCGCGCACCTTTGTCTTGTGGAACCAAAGGACTTGATTGAGTTGAGCCGAAGTGTTCTTCTCCCACGCGGCTTTCTTGCCGAGGATAGCACCCGCTTTGTCTTGAATGTCCTTGAAGTGAGTTTCCCAATAGACGCGGACACCAAGACCCATGAGAGTCTTGCTGATTGCTGTCAACTGATGGAAACGGGTTGAACGAATCTGCCAATTGAAACGCATTCCGATTTGCTCATGCGGTTTGATTTTCGCACCGATACCATCGGGGGCTGTTCCCAAGTCTTCAATGAACATACAGTTAGATGCAACCTTGTCCCACTCATCAATACCTGTCACAAGGACTGTATTCAAGCGAGGACGATTGCCGGGGTTTGCCGCCCAATCAACAAGTGTTCGCCCAATGTTCATGACGCGTCGGTGTGTGGCAGGGTAGTCAAATGAATCCCGCGCATCTCCCGATTGCATCACATTTGGATTGAGAACACGAATGTTCTTGGATATGTTTCTGTGGTGCGTAGCACGAATCGTTTGACCGCCACCATCAAAGTCAAGGACGAAGATAACATCTCCTCTTGCAACTTCTTCATCTGTTAGGCTGTCAAGAACAATGCCCGTCTTACCGACACCTTCGGGTCCGACAAGACCCATGAAGGTTTGATTGTCGGGTAGGTAGTCTGCGGATTGGGAAATCTCGTCCCATACGCTTTGGGCGATAGGCGCGCTCTCAACGGTTTCCTCTTTAGGAACTGCTTGTTGCGCATCTTCGTTCGCTGTTTCTGCTTCTGCTTGCTTTTGTAGGTCTTTCAAACTTGCCATTCATTTCACTCTCCTTTGAATTGGTCCACACCTGTATGTCCGCCTTCACCACTTGGGATTGCGAGGCGTGGAACTGCATAGATACCAACGGCGTTGATTTTTGGAATCTCAACATCGTCTTTGACGGTCATACCAAGACGACCGTAAATGAATACTGTGGATTTGATTGCATATGGTTTGTAGCCCTCATCGGTAGCATACTCAAAGCATCGTCCTTCATCACCGAGGAATCCATGAATGCCAATCCCGACATCACGGCGACTGTCCTCAAAGGAGCGCATCAAGTCAAAAGAAGTAACGCGCATGAAGTAAGTGTGGCCGGACGGGTCATACTCGTAGTCGCTTGGTTCAAGTCGCATGTCGCTTACCTTTGCTTTAATGACAACCATTGGACCGACAGGGTTTGGTATTCCCGCAATCGTTTCACTCTTGGTTTGATACAATTCACCAAGCGTTGACAAGTCCTTGACAAATCGCTCGGAGGTAGGTAGCAAGCGTTCCGGCTTGACAGCATCCTTGTATTGCTCTTCAACAATATCACCATAAGTGATTGCCGCAGGGAACGGTAGTGCATTCCATACATCTTCCCAACCTGCTGATACATTGTTGCGCACTCTCACTTTGAGTGTGCAAGGTGAGAACATTTGCGGAATGTGCCATTCATCGGGGTTCTTTGAAGTGACAGTGATGCGCAAGTGGGATTGTTCGTCAATGAACTCATCCTTTGTGTTGCCGTAGTAGTGGTAGGTGCGTTGCCATCGGTAAGGTGTGATAGGTTCACCAAAGCGACTCCAATCCGGGTTGTTCTGTAAGATGGCAATGGATAGACCATGCTCTTCAAACAAGAACCACGGCTTCTCATCTGCGCTTTCTTCTGTCTTCACTGAACCATCAGCCTTCTCAAGCATCCAAACACCATCTTCGGTATAGGCGCGAGCCACAAGTCCCGTAGCAATCGCATCGTTCAAGTCGTTCAGTGCGGCTGATACAGCAGGGGCGCGCTTTCGTTCTTGTGCATCTCTCACCTTGCTATCAAAGCCGGTGAAGAATCCAACAAGTTCAACTGCGTTTGCTGATGATGTGCTTGACATGACGCGGCGTTCAACCATGAATGATTCTGCCGCTTCAATCAAGAAGTCGTCATCTTCTTTGCTTGGTTCACTGATGCCGAGGTCTGTCAACAAGTAAGCGGTGAATTGCTCCCGCGCTTCCTCAATGGTCTTACCATGCTTTTCAGCCCACCACTTTAGTCGCTCTTCAACTTCAGCGTGGTATGTTTGTTCGTTCTTTCTGTCTTCATTGTTTCCGTTTCCAATTTTCATATTGTTCACTCTCCTGTTTTGTTTTGTGTGTCTTGCGTGTATAGGGTCGCCACAAAGTAGTCCAAAAAGGACTGAACTCCGAGGGGCCATTCGTGCATTCTCAAGACGAAATCTCCCCACACAGACAAGAAGGTATATAGTTGTTTTGAATCAAGTCCTATGGAAAGGACATGTTCATGGATGCGGTGCATTAAGCCGTGAGCGTTCACTCCGTTTGCTACCATACCCGACATTGTTCGGTGAAGGGACTCCCAATCACCTGCGGCAATTTGTAGTGCCGCCATATCCATCTCTTGCTGAACCTGCGGAAGTGGCAGGTTGCTGATAAGATGCTTTTGAATTGCTCTCAAGTCGCCGCCGAAATAGATTGCCAACTCTTCGGCATCTGTTTGCATCGCGACATCAATGATGTTTTCTTTCTTCAATAAATCCACATACGCGCGGACAGCAGTTGCAGAATGTGGCTTGAATGTAAATCGTGTGCATCGTGAACGAAGCGCAGGAATGATAG